ACGTAATGAGGATGAATCAAATTATATTTTTGTAAATGAAGATTGAAAAAGTTAATAATTTTTGGGTACCAAGCAATGACGTTCATTTAGAAAAATGGAAAGCTGGTGAACCATTCACACAGAAAAAATGTTTAGAAAAGTTTATTCAATACTGTGAAAAAAATAAACTAAAGTTTAATCATATATTAGATATAGGTGCATGGGTAGGCACATGGAGCATGGCAATGAATAAATTTTGTGGCAGAGTCATAGCGTTTGAGCCTGATGAAACTCATTATGCATGTTTAGTAAAAAATGTAGATGAAGACATAGAAACACATCAACTGGCAGTAGGACACAAAAATAAAATGATAGCCTTATCCAGTGATAATTTTACACAAGCCAAAAGAGTGATTGGCGAAGGACACATACCAATGACTTCAATTGATGAGTTAGGACTTGACGATATTGATGTAATTAAAATTGATGTAGAAGGATACGAAATGGAAGTGCTTAAAGGGGCAGAAAAGGTTCTGAAAACACAATGTAGATACGTGATGATTGAGTTGAACAGCAATACCGGGAAATATGGAAGTAGTAACAAAGAATGTATGGACTTTTTAAAAAGTTTAGGTTACAAGTTATTATTAGAGCACTGGCCAGATAAGGTTTTTTATCGTGCAGATTGATACAGAGTCAAAAATAATTTATGTCCATATTCCAAGGACAGGTGGAAGTTGGTTTTCGTATGCATGGAATAGTAACAAAAAAAATTTAGATGTTAACATAAAAGGCGATCTGCTATGTAATAATACAAACGGCAGAAAAACAAAATGCGGTCGTCACGGAAGGCTATCGGGCATTTTAGAAAAGTTTAACGAAATAAAATATAACGTAAATGACTTTAAGGTCCTAACCACAATAAGACACCCAATAGATAGGATTCTCAGTAGTTGGGTCTGGTTTAGCCAGGTCAAAGAAACTGCAAAAAAAACAGGTTGGAAAGGCATTCATGACATGCTCGATGAGTTCGAGAATGGAACAGTAAGGGTTAATTATCTGCCCCAGACTTATTGGTTGCTGGAAGAAAAAGCAAAGTTTGATGTCATTTATAAGTTTGAAGATTTGCTCTTAGATGCACGTCTACCAAGAAAGCTGTTTCCTCTTTTTAACAGTAGATCACATAGTAAGCTATCCAGGCGTGGTAGGACACGTGGATATAAACATTATCTCAAACAAGATGAAATTGACAGGATCAAAATTCTTTACAAGGAAGATATTGATTATTTAAAGCCTTACTATGAGGATCTTAAATAGGTTAGCATGAAAATTTTTATCACAGGCGTTGCAGGATTTCTTGGATCTCATTTAGCAGACTTGATGATAGCAAATGGTCACACGGTGGCTGGAAATGATAACATGATAGGTGGATACTTTGATAATGTGCCTCAGGATGTAGAGTTTCATCAAATAGATTGTTGTGATCTGGAAAATTTAACTAAAGCAATGGAAGGATGTGATATTGTTTATCACACTGCCGCCACGGCATATGAAGGCTTATCGGTGTTCTCTCCTGTGTTGGTAACAAAAAATATTTTTGAGGCATCGGTTACAACCATCACGGCCGCCATCAGAAACAATGTCAAACGCATTGTATATTGTTCTAGCATGGCAAGATACGGACACCATGACGAGGTGCCTTATAAAGAAACATACGAGTGCAGACCGCAAGATCCATATGGTATAGCCAAAAAAGCCGGAGAAGATGTGCTAAGAAATTTATGTGACACTCATGGAGTAGAGTACGTTATCGCCGTGCCACACAACATAGTTGGCCCAAGGCAAAAATACGACGATCCATTTAGGAACGTCATGTCCATAATGTTGAATAGGATGTTACAAGGAAAGCAACCGATTATATATGGAGATGGTGAACAAAAGAGATGCTTTAGTTATATAGATGATTGTTTGTACTGTCTGAACGCACTTGCTTTTCAAGATGATGTTGTTGGTGAAGTAGTGAATATAGGACCGGACGAAGAACCAGTAACAATTAATCAATTAGCAGAAGCGTGTGCTAATGAAACAGGAGTTAATCTTGATCCTGAACATCATAAAGATAGGCCAAAAGAGGTAAAACTTGCAACATGTTCTTCCGACAAAGCCCGTGAATTGCTAGGATATAAGACATCAACAAACATGCGCCAAGCAGTTAAAAAAACTGCGGACTACATAAGACAAAGGGGTACTAAAAAGTTTCAATACCATTTGCCTTTAGAAATTATTAACGAGCATACTCCCGACACTTGGAAAAATAAATTGATATGATTTCTTTTTGTTGTCCGTCTAGAGGAAGGCCAGAATTAGCCAAAAGATTAATTGACACTGCTTGTGAAAATCAAGATGGTGATACAGAATTCCTTTTCTATCTGAATGATGATGATCCAAAACTAGAACAATACCGAGATTTACTAGAACAAAAATATTATACAATAGGTCCTAATCAATCAACTTGTTTTAGTTGGAACCTAATGTGTGAGAAGGCTGTAAATGATGTTGTAATGCTTATGGGTGACGATGTACAAGTAAAAACTAAGCACTGGGATACTCTTATTGTAAACGAAATAAACAAGTATAAAGATAAAATTTTAATGGTTGTGCCGTCAGATGGAAGATTAAAGACAGCAGGTAAACTTGGAGACACAGTTAGACTTTGGCCAGACGAGCCTTTGGGTGCGGCACATTTCGCCGTCCATAAAAATTGGACTAACACTTTAGGATACCTGGCTCCAATATTTTTTTGGCACTGGCACGTTGATTCTTATACCCAAAAGGTTGCACGTAAGCTAAACAGATGTTTATATTTGCCAACTGTGGAATTCAAAGCAAAAAAAATTATCAACGACGATGCTGGTAAGCAAATCAGGGCAAATTTTAATATTAACCTAAGAGATAATTATGTCTGGAAAAAAGTTAGAGATAGGCATCTAATGAATGATGTTAATATTTTGCGTAAATTTATAAAGGGTAAAAGCACTTCTTAGATCTGTGCTTCATGATAAACAAATTAAATGTTATTCTATTTGTATCCTGATTACTTTCATATGAATGCCAGGTCGTATTTTGTTTGCCACAAAAAATAAAGGTTGAGTTGGGTTGCCATTGTGCTTCCTTTACAAATGCAGATTCATCTTGAGCAGTATACATCTTAGTGCCAATATTTTTGTCTGGTGTAATATAAGTTACTGCACTCCATGTTTTTTCCAGCCCTTCCTGATGGATGTAAAATTTGTATGGCAACGGTGGCGTTACACTGATGTGAGCATTGATACCTAGCGTTGGATATTTTCTATATTCTGGATAAATTTCGTGTATGTGTTTGATATTATCCATAAGATTTTTACATATATCTACAGTTTCATCATAAAAATTAATATTATAGTTTTTGTATTCACTCGGATGTATCTGTATTAACTCCTTTGTGTCAAAATTTAAGTTTTCCGTGCATTCTTTTTTAAGTTTTTTAAATGTTGCATCTGTAAACGTGTTTTCAATTAATTGATGCGGCCATGGCTCCAACTGGATAGCAGTTTGTAAACATTTATCTAGAAAATTTTTACCTTCGGTCATTTTATTTTATTAATTATTTCCTCATATTGTTGTTTTTTAATATCTAATTGTATTAAAGGTCTGCGTATAAATTTTCTTTTTGCTTCTTTTATAGTAATGTCTTTATATTTCGTTATTAAAAAATGGTTTGGCATGTATGCAATAAATTTTTCTTTTAACATAAATCCAGGCGGATGGTTATTGTCGCTCCGCTCTCTAAAAAACCATAAGGCAATAATTTCTCGGGTTAAATCTATGTCTTTTATATCTTCTTTAAATTCAAATCCCACCTTGTATTTTTCATCGAATTCTCGCCAAACTTGATGATTTAGATCCTTTTGGTTTTCGTATAGGATGTCATATTCCTGCACTGGAAAAATATCAAATGCGTGGACATATTCAACAGGATTTGAAAAGTAGTGTTTAGAATGAAGTTTGTTCCAGTTCATTATGCACTGAATAGATTGATAGCTTCTTTCTTCCAATCGTCTGAGTAATCGCAATGCCTGTATCCATCGAACCAAGGTCCACCTTCTGTATAGTGTAATATCTTTGGTGATCCATCCTCCGGCTCTCTGTACCAACCTACTAACCAGTTGTAGTGATGTGGCAGGTCACCTATCTCTGAATCCTCTAGCCAACTGAACCTATGTAAAAATTTTGGTGTTTGCTTGTTTAAAAAGTCTGGCGTTAATATTTTGTTTTTTTCATGTTCGCAGTTCCAAAGTACCATGCTACTCCAATTTTTCCTAGGGTAAACTGTTTGAACTTGTCCATCCATTTTGGTTGTTTCTTTTGGTGTATAGTCGTGCTTGACACATACCACTGCTTTACTAGGATCCATGTATTTGGTCAGCATATGGCTTGGAATCTTCCATAAGAAGTCACAATCACAAAATACTGCCCATCCTTTGAAGTCATTGAGATAAGGAATAAAAAATCTTGTGAAAGTAAATTCTGTCGATGCCAGTTTATCTCTTTCACGTGTGTATATGCCTTGAGCTCTCATATCGTTTTGTTTTAAAGGAACAACCTCTGCCGATGGATCTCTTCTCTTGATTGAATGTTCGCATACTTGATATGCTATATCTTCTCTTGAATCCCAACCTACGTATACTTTCATTTTCTTCCTGATAATAATTTGTGTATCTCTTGCCAATTACTTACTCTTATTATATCATTATGATTAAAATCTCGATTGTATTCATGATCAATTAGTATGGGTTTTAACCCGTATTTGAGCCCTGCTAAAGCGTTTTTTGGCTTATCCTCTACCCAATACAGCCCGGTGTTATGAAATTCCGCCAGTGCGGAATCTTTGTCTGCTCCTGTGTCGAGGATATGATAATTTTTGAAAATGTGATCACCAAACAATTCACCTAAACGTTTTTTCCTCACTTTTTGTGCGGGTACGTCTGATGTTTGTGAAGTGATAGGAATAAATGTCCAACCTTCAGCGGCCAATAATTTTACCCATGTTTGTGAATCAGGCATTGGACTCTGAGTTGCCATCCAAGCACTCTTATTGAACTCCCTAATTTCTTTTCGGATTTCTTTTACGCTCAATCCAAACCTTTCCGCCATTTCGTAGGTATTTTGTTTGTTAGGCAAAAGTTTATAAGGATATATTCTTTCTTCATTGTTATTGTAGTAGGAACGTTGCAACATCCAATCTGTGAAATGCCTTTCCCATTCAAGCAATACACCATCGACGTCAGTAAGTATTATTCTATTTGATGTTGGCATCTTCCATACCTGCTACTCGTAACTTAACAATGTTTGTTATCTGCCATTGTTTTTGATCTAGTCCTTTGGTAATGCCCAACCATTGATTCCGTAATAATGCAAATTCATTTATTATTTTGTCCATATCAACAACGTCTTGTTCGCCGTCGACATATTTTTCAGCGTCACGACTTGACAATGCTCTGTTGTAATTTTCTAAAAATTTTTTAAAAGACTTTGATCTAATTCTTCGTAGTTCTATATTTAGATATTCTAAAATTGCTTCAATTTGTTGCAGTTGGCTAAATCTTTCTTCAACAATTCCAGGCAATGCCGCGGATGCCTTTTCAAGATTACCGTATAATCTTACTTCTTGCCTGGCTTTTTTGTATTCTTCTTCGTAATGGTTAATACAGTCGGGTATTTTATCAAGACTTCTACTTACTTCGTTGTACCAATTAATGGTCTTCATACCGTTCGATATCGACATCGTTGTCCTCTTCTTCCTGTTCTTCGTAAACTGTGTTAATCGCTTCTTCGAGTTTTGGATCATATTCTGCAGATGCTTTTATTTCATCTTCTTCTATGCCCATGTCGTCAAGTGTCTTGACGAAATCGATAGCGGCGTCTAGTTTTGATCTTTCTGGAATATAGTGGATCATGGAGTTCCATATACGTTCGATATCTTCGTGTGTCATATCAATCATTTTTTGCCTCAGATTCTTTTGATAATTTATCAAAATCATCCATAAGCATATCCAATTTGGATCCTATCCAGGCTTTTCTAAACTCTAAGTGTTCTTTTCCTGAAGAATCAACGTATTTCAATCTGTTTCCTTGTTGTGTAAGCACTCCTTTTTTCTCAAATAAATCCACAAGTCCGCTGTACGGATCCATTCCTGTGTCGTATGGAATCTTAACCTGCACACTTTCAAATGGCTTGGCATATCTTGTTTTCATAACTTTACAAGCGGCTCTTATACCTCTCACGTCGGTTATTTTATTTCCCTTTTCGTCCTCTTTGAGCTTTAATTTTTTCATTGCAATCACGATAGAACTTGCATATATGAATCCTTGTCCGCCCGAGATCTTGTCATCTGGATCAAACATGTCCTGTGACGCATATGTGTGATTTGTAGCTACAAGGCCCACGTTCCAACTGCCAAACATGTTTACACAGTTTCTTACCAGTGCTGTAAGTGCCTTTGGCTTTCGACCTAGGTCACCTTTCATCTCACCTTTTTCAAACTGATCAACATCTGTTGGTGTAAGCAACATGCCTAAGCTGTCAATTACAAACAACACTTTAGGAGCAGACTCCTTGTTGTCGGCATGTTGTTCCTTGTATCCTTTCATGAACTCCGATACTGTTTTTGCCACATCGTCCACCATTGATAAACTTAATTTTAAAAGTTTTTCTTCCGATGTGTCCACGTTCAGTGCCTGGAGCCAAGTTTCATCTAGTGCGTTCTCCGAATCAATCAATATTACAAATATACCTTGATCCTGTGCGTTCTTAATAATGT